CAGTTCTGCCCCCTTGGCAATGTTGTCGTCGTAGGTGCCGGTCAACTTATTGAGCGTCAACCAAAATTTTTGAGTTCCAGTTGCTGCCTCTCCCGTGCCGATCCCATACGTGTTGCGCAGATCTTCAACGTAGGAAGCCATTTCCTTTTTGGCTTCCCCGAAGGCGCGGGTCTGGGCCTCCAGTTGCAGGGCCAGAGTTTGGCTGTCATCCTTTTTTAACAGATCAAGGTAGGCATTGATCTTTCCTGCGTTGTCGCTGGCGGCGTTACCGACGCGAGCCAGAACCCGGCCTTGCTCGTCCAAGGATTGATTGGCGTTGGGCAGGATGGCCGCCAGTTTTTCCTCGGCATCGGTATGCGCCTTGGTGCCGGGTTGGGTGGTCTCCAGGGTTTTCTTTAACTCTTCCAGTGCCTTGATCTTTGCCACCGTCGCCTCTCGGCTTTTACCCAATACCTCTGCGTTTTCCAACAACGACGGAACGCTGGACGCAGTGGCTTTGGAGAATGCGTAGGCTGCGATCCCGGCGGCGGTGAGTACCGCACCCAACGGCGTAAACATCAGACCACGTACCGCAGTCCCTAATGTAGCAAGGGGAGCGACCATGGCGGTCACCCCCGCCCGCAAGGCACTCCACACCAACCGCAAAGCAACAAATCCCGCAAAAGCGGTCAACGCCGTAACCGCAGCGGCAGAAAGTTGCGGAAATTTTTCGATAACCGCAGCCATGCCGTGCATCAAGGAGGCCACAGCTTTGGCTACGGCGACAATCGCAGGTAGGAAGACATTGCCCAGGTTGACGGCGGCTTCAGAAATGGCATTCTTGGCCAACTGCAACTGGGCCTCGGTGGTCTTGATCCGCTCGCCGAACTCCTTTTGCATCGACCCGGCATAGCCGGACTCTTTCCCCACCAGACCGAGGATCTCCTTGTACTTATCCAGATTGTTGACCACCTGGACGATATCGTCGGAAAATTCATCCCCGAACAGCCCAACTAGGGTCTCTAACTTGGTCTGATCGTCCAGCCCAGAGAGAGCTTGCAACAGATCCATGATGGCTTTTTGCGGTCCCTGACGGATTTTGGTAGACATTTCCTCGCTGGTCAGGCCGACTCTCTGGAGGGCAGCCTTGAATTTGTCTGTTTGCTGCGGGGCGTTCATCAACTCGCGGGTCAGGGCGTTGATGGCGGTGGAAGCCCGCTCCGGTCCCAACCCCATGGAAAGGAATGTCGCCGCCAAGGCCGCCGTCTCGGTGTTGGCTAGCCCGAATACTCGCGCCATGCCACCGGTGCGGTTCATTACCTCAACGATGTCCTCTTCCACCGCATTGGTGTTGTTGCCCAGGTGGTTGATGGCGTCGGCTAGCAGACGTGTCTGGGGGACGGTCAAGGCAAAAACGTTCATTAAACGTCCCACGGAAGTCCCGGCTTCATCAGCGGGCATTTTGAAGGCTGTGGACATCTTGGCAACGACATCAGTGAACTCACGGATGTCCTTGGAGGCGATTCCCATCTGCCCACCCGCTTCGGCAATTTTTGCCAATTCCACCAGCGTCAGGGGAATTTCGCGAGACATGGACTTGATGTCGGCTGTCAATTCCTTGAATGCCTTGGGCGTTGGAAAATCGACCACCTTACTGACATTCGCCATGGCACTTTCAAATTGAATGGCTTCTCGTGCAGCCAGACCCATTCCCGCTACAGTGACCGCCAGTTTGGCAAATTGTTCCCTGGCTCGGGAAATGGCAGCGGCCCAACCATTGGTGGACTCCCGTAAATTGTTGGTATTTTCGATCAGGCGTAGATGGGCCTGAGCCATTTCCGCCGGTGTTGCTTTTCCCGATTTCCGCAACCGTTCATAAGCGGCTTCGACTCTCTGAATCTCTCGCTCAATGCTCCGGTGATCCACTACGCCAAGGATTTCACGCGCCGACTGAATCCGGCTTGTATCACGCGCCTTGGCCATGACACCCGCCATCGCCGTTTGCAACCGTTTTTGCTCTTCGACCAATTGATGTGTGTCAACCCCGGCCAAGCGCATGCGGTTGCGCATCGCTTCCAGTGCCGTGGCATTTTTTCCCACAGCCTCGGATGCCGCCAAAACAGCATGATTTGCGTTCTTCTGATCCTTGCCAAAGACCCGTGTCTGCTCCTGGAGACCCTTTAATTGTTCATTGAGGTTGGCATAGCGTTTCCCAAGTTGTTCAAGTTCGGTTTTTTGATCCAGGGTCAAATCTTTTTTCGGAACGGATTTTAATTCACCAATGCGCCGTTTGACCTGTTCAATGGATCCAACCATGCGATCCGTTTCCAATGTTGACAGTCGCCAGGCATTACCCAACCGTTCTGCCTCCGTGCGTAAGCTGGATAATTCCTTTTTCAACTGACCGCTTTGCTCCGACAGGGATCCGAATCCCTTGATGTCTGCCATGGCCTGACTAATCCGCCCCGATTCCTGACGTGCGGCCTCACTCATCCGTCGCAAACCGGAAATCATGGTCGCCTTGGCCCGTGCCATACCGACGGCTAGATCTTGAACACCCACGCCAAGTGAAAATTGCAGTTTATTTTCCATGACCGAATATTTCTCCAACGCTTGAAATTTTTCTTTTGCCCAGGTCCAACGTCATGATTTACAGTGGACTCATGAAAACCTTAAAAACACTCAAAAACCGGACAGAACCATCGCTTTATTACATTACAGAAACCTGGATGATGCTTGGCAAGGCAACTGGCATCGGTTTTTTGGTCACCATTCCCGTTGCCAGTTCCTGCCCATGGTTCATTCAACTGTTCATCGGATGGTTTTTTGCAACTATCCTGCTGATATGTTTTGGTCCTCTTTTACGATTTTTCTACGATCGTTTTGTTTCCGTGATATTTTCAATCGCCACCAGGAAGAGATCCCAGGGGTAGTTCCAAATCTGCGAATGTCCAAACCGTATCAAGGCACATGCAGAATATTCCAACCGTTTCAAATGTTCACGGCTGAGGGCATCACTCGTGCCGCTTCGGACAGGCGATGCCGCAACTGAAAAAAATGGGGGTTAACTTCTCGGCAGACTGCAAGCAAAGTCTCGATCTGTGATGGGGTTAAATTGTCCAAATCGTCCATCGTGATATTACTCATGCGGACCATATCTCCCAGGGAAGCATCGGCCATGAGAGCTTCGTTGACTAGATCGATGCTATTATCCCGCATTCCGCTCAAATCTTTAAACCAAGCACGCACCTCACTCACAGTTAATTCCCGGACCGTGACTACCCTGTCGCCAATCGAGATTTCTTTCATCCTCTTCATGGTTATTCCTCCGCCATCTTGATTGCACAAAAAGAACTGATCTTGAATCCTGACCGGGTATCGTCCTTAAGGACAGATCCGGTGAGGGTCAGTCCGGCAAAATCGTCACCAATGAACGACAGATCCTTGGGCGGGGAAAATTTGACCCGATAAAGATCCACAGCTAACGGTTGTCCTTCACGGGCAAGATTGGTCCCGGAAAAAAACACCCGGTATTCTCCTGCGGCGTTGACCAGAGCTTGGATGATGGTCCCCGCCGTCTTGGTATAGCTCACTTCGACCGGAGTGCCGGTGACTGCGATTTTTGCGGAATCTTCGGGGATAAAGATCCCGGCACTCTTGGTTTCAAAGTTACCTGCGACAAGAAGCATGGTCCCCATATCCATCCATGTGACTGTGCCATCCGTTACAGTAGATCCGTCGGTGGGCCATGATGCCGGTTCCGTCCCACCCGTGTTTCCAGCCGCCGTGGCCTTGTAAAAATGGGTGCCTGCTGTTGGCTTGACGATATCGCCGATGACCTTGGCCGTGGTGTCGCTCCAGGCCGGAGGATCGACGGTGACCGTCACCGCTCTCGGCCCGATCCCTTCCAAGGGCAAAAATCCACCGGCATAGGCGGTGTGTGCTTTGGTAACGGCTCCCGCCACCAAAGCCGTGATTTCACCTCGCATCGCCATGGCAAGGTTCTTGGCCGACAACGACAAAAAATTGAGAGAGGCGTCAATCTTGGAGATCCAACTCACCTGATCGGCCAGCCCGCCGCCGCCCTGGTAGTTCTTCATCTCCTTGGTTTCTTCAGATACGTCAATCTTGAACTCCTTGACCTGTCCGACCGCCCGCAATGGACCACCGGAACGCGGGCCAATGAAAATTTCTCCTTCACCAACAAGACTCCACTGACTGGATGCCATGTCTTAATCCTTTGTTTGGCTGTTGAATACAAACTCGGTTGTGAACGCCAACGGAAAATAAAGCACTCCCGTGGGCGAATATTCGTGTGCAAAACTCGATTGCACACGTTTGAATGTGGAAAATTTTCTGTCTTCGGGCCGCCACCCATGCATGGCCTTGATGACCTGGCTGATCAACGGTCCAGCATCGTTCTTGGCATCCTGGACCACAACCAGGCAAAGCCAGGTTTGCTCAACCATATGGTTGCTCAGATGGACCTCCCCCGATTTGTCTTTTTCCAAAAACACCAAAACCGCCGGAGGAAGGTTGATCGTTTCAAGGATCTTGGGCATCCCCCAGGTTGATTTAACGGTAATGTTGGCGATCTGATCTTCAAGCCGGGCAATAATCAACGGCTCGGCGGCGAGATAATCCTTCATAATCACGTAACCTCTGGTATGATGCCTGACCTGTCATCAACATTTATTTCATTCATTCGATGATTCCTGTCATGGATATGTTTCTCATCGGAGCGGGAGCCTGTGTTCCCCTGGGTCTATCTACCACGCAAGGATTCATGACCAGCTTCAATCCATCTCCCGACACCCGGCTCCTGTTCGATGTCCTACTCGCACAGTTGGCCGACAACGACAAAAGCCGCCTGGACATCGAACGGATTTTTTTCGTTCTGGAAAATTTAATCAAAAATCATAAGACCTATATCAATACGGCAACGCTATTTGAGGAGACGTATCGCAAGAAAATGGGGGACAGTACTTCTCCAGAAATGAAATCCGGGTTTGATAGCAAAAGAAATTATTCAGCCTCTGCCAAATATTTCCTGGGCGATCTTTACAGCATGGCAATCGTCCTGGATCGGGAATTAAAACGGTTCCTGTGGGACAGCCTCAAACACGACCGGCAAAAAGCATTTGAACTCTTTTCCGGCCTGTTTTCCCCTTTGTTGCAAAGACAGGACAGCCTGACGATCTTTACGACCAATTACGATTTAGTGCTGGAATCCGTTTTCGAGGACGTTAACCGGGAGTCAGGATTAAAAAAACATTGGGAAGACCTTGGAATTCACGAAATCTACAATGGTTTTGAATGCCGTGGCTCCAGTCTCGTTCACACCCGTAACCTGGACGCAAACCGGCCCGCTGCCCATGAGGTTGGGTATTTCAAACTTCACGGTTCGTTGACCTGGGATTTCCATGATGGTGTTTGCATCACCGGCGCACCACGCATGCCCGAAGACTTGAACGGCCCGGCATTGATCTATCCCGGATACAAAGGCATCCCGGTGGATCATCCCTTCTCCGATCTGCACCGACATTTCTTCAACCGGCTTGCTGTTCACAAACGCCTGATTTCCATCGGTTTTGCCTATCGCGACGAACTCATCAATTCCTTGATTGCAACCAGTCTCACACTTCGGCCAAAGTTGCAGGTGCATGCAATCTGTCCCGAGTTTCCTGAAGACTCCAATTTTCCAATGCTGGCCAGGCAGTTCCCGGAACAAGTTTTTCATCATCGTGAAAAATTTGGAGAAAAGGACCTGTTGGCGTTGATTCCGCCACCTCCGGCAGAATAACGGCATCTCTGGGCAGCATCAGTGCGCCAAGGAATAACCTGATCGTTTGGAACAGACCCGCCCCTTCGCAAAAGAACAGTTTGCCATGGCGGTAGATGGCTCCTTTCCGGTGCTGTTTCCGATACATGGCAATCATAATCCTGGCCACGTCATGCGATGATGCTTTATTCATGTTTATTCTCGAAGTTTCAGAGGAAACGTTGCGGGAAGAACGCGCTGGCTGGTTCTTTGGATTGATCTGCCAACATTTTAATTCCAAGAAAGAATACGGGGGGCTATTACAGCCCCCGTATGAAATATCATCAGAACTCGGAAAGGGTTATACAACCCGGCGCAACGGGTTTTTCTGGACGGTAACGTCCACGGAATCAGTGGAAGCGATCCGCAAACGCATGAGACGCGCACTGAGCGCACCAGAGGTTTCAACATCAACACCGATGTCCAGACCACCAATGTTTTTGCCAAACTGCAAAATCCCTGCCTCGTTATAGTCGGCACGGGTCGCAGCCAATCCGGTATTGGCATTGTGGGATGCAAATACGTTCACGGTGTAGATGTTTTGAGGATTGGCCACTTCACGAACATGGACCATCCAGTTCACGGCCAGATTTTGTTCCATGATCACGGAATCAACGGTGGTGGCCGCAGTCACAGCCGCAGATTTGCTCTCTTTCAGATTGTCCCCAAGGCGAGCATCCAATGCGCCGATGGCATCGGTCAGACTGGTGCCGCCAGTCACCACTTTGGTGCTGGAGTAGGAAGGCATGGAGTTGCCGACCGAAAGCTTGCCAATGTAGGCAGAAATGAAATTGGCCTCTGTCGCATCAGCAGCACCCTGTTTGACGAATTGATTCTCGTCATTGTAGATCCACAAGGAACCCCAATCTTGACCACGCTCAACATAGAACGTGTCACCCTGATCAGGACGCCAGCCAATTTCCACCGAGTGGATTCCCCAACCCGGCATCAGGTGGTAATCACCATCAACACCACCACTCATCGGAGTTCCCGAATATTCTGCTTGGATAACAGCATCGAGAGAAATACCATCGGTGCTGATGCCAAACATGCGATCATAGAACATGCGACCTTGCTCATCCCGCCCTTCTGGAACCAGATTCTCAAAAGAATCTGCCACGTTGCGAATGGTCGAAGTGATGGCCGAACCGTTGTTTTTCAAGCTGACCGTAAGGGTGTTGGTAGCAAAGTTGTAGACAGACGTGGTGGTGGACGCACCATTGAATGAGTTGTGAGTCAACACAACGGTCGTTGCATTCCAACCAGAGCCGCCTGATTGTGCCGACAACGTGAATTGATCAACAGCCACGGTCCCAATCAGACCGGAAGCATTCACAGCATTGGTAGACCCTGCACCACCACCAGACAAATTCGTCTGAGCCAGTGCGTATGGAGTCACCCCAAGGGTAGCATTGGCCTCCATCTGCCAAACATGGCGAACGACCACCCGGTTCGTGGTATCTACTGCTTCGATTGCGGAAACCACGTCCCGCATGTCGCCAATGGGATTCGTGCCGTCGTTGGCCAAGGTCACGACGATGTTGTTGCCGATGAAGGTGGCCGAGGTTGTCGGATTGTTGTCGGCATTGTTGATCATGGCCAGGGTGATGTCATTTCCGGCAGATCCTTGCTCGGTGGCCACCAGATAATGGCTCTGACCGCCATCAGAGATGTCAATCATCGCGTAGCCAGCAGTTGCGATGTAGCGACCCCTATTGAAGCCGCCAGTGAGATTCGGCAAAAGTACGGACGCATTCTTTTGGGTGGATTCCCAATCGGTATCCCCGATATTTGAAGGGACAGTTTCACCACCAAGCATGCCGAACTGATTCATAAAGGTTTCAAACTGAGCCTGGGTTTTGACTTGCGTATCCACAACCCGGACCGGGTGTTTCCAATGAACAGCACCCACCTTGTCAGTGGCATCTGCCATTACGGACCATTTGTCAAAACCAGCACCCAGGGTGGTTTTGCGGTACATCTTTCCACTGTCACGGGCAATGACAATGGAGCCGAGACCCATGGCGTCCGACTTACCATCGCCAGTGGCCGGGGCTGTATCCAAAACGTCGAACCTGATAGTGTCTTTGCCAAAAGCCAAACCACCATTGATACGAAAAGGCATGGGACTCCCCATAATGATGAAACTCCTTTGATGTTGTGAACCTACGAAAAAATACCGATTTTCACCGTCTTTGCTTCCAACGTCCCGCTGTATTGGGACGTGACCAACAACTGCACAAAATTGCCATCGATGACGAGGTCCAAATCATAGTTGATGACTTGGTAATCGCCGAGAATGGCATACTCTGTAAATTCAACGACACCGCCCCGAATAAACGCATTGATCTCGCTGCCAACACCCACGCCGTTGGCGTCATCTGCAAGTAGCAATAACCATTTAACGACCCTGTAATTACCGGGCATTTCTAGCCGATCCAAGATTGTGGGGACATTTTGAATGATCCCCTCCACCCGTTTCGGGTTTTCACCAAAAGGCCAACCACCAGATAACCCCACAGGAGAGGTCACCTTGATGGATTCTTCCTTGACGGTCACCTGGATGGGTTGTTGACCGACAGTGACCCGGATGCGCTTTATTTCGGACATGGTTACATCCGGTTTCGGCGGGTGATGTCACGATTAAAGTAGATCCGTCCGGCCAGGAGGGTAAACACCACGGGGGGATCTCCCATGGCAACCCACTGAAAGTCGTAGAAGTAAACTCCAGGGTTAATCATCCCCGTCTCGTTGGAATCAAGGACGAACATCCCTTCCCCCTTGACCGAGTCGGGCGGTTGAAACACGATTCTCCTTTGGAATACCGCATCGGCATCCAGATCATCCGGCAGACGTTTGATGGTCAACCACAACTCATGACCGGTAATGTCGAGTAATGAACCATCTGCATTTTCAAACCCAAATGGAAAAGCTTTAGTGTCGCCACAAAACAACCTGAAATCATGCATGTTGTCTCGGTGCGACATTGATGACTCCAATATAGGAAAACGCGCCCTGCGGCGCGTCAGTAAAGACAAAGAATGCGCATTTTGCGCACCCTATTAGAATCCGAAGTGATCCTGTTGCCTGTTGAGAATCATGACTGCCACCCCATTCCCTGTGGATCGCACCTCCAGGATGTTATAGGTGATCCCGTAAATCGCCACAGAGTCTCCAGTCATGGGTGGGAATCCCAAGTCGGACAACCGAATCTCCAGCACCAATCTGGGAACGATGGCATCCATCCCGTCCCCCCCCATGAGAGAAACAACTTCGTGCTTTTCATCGAAGATCCCATCCAGTTCGACAGGTGTCCCACTCAACTCCATCCTGGTCTCCATGGATGGGGTGTAGACCACGGGGATCCCGAATGTGGCCAAGCAATTTTGGTTAACCAATCCAACCAGATTGCTCCACTGACTCATCACACCACTCCGTTCAGTCTCACCCGAACGGTTGCATCACCATTGGCGGCGGCCATGACGGCACAACCAATCAAAGTGTTGGTGCCAACAGTGGTGGTGACGTTTTTTGCGGTGTTGTCCCAATAAACCTTCGCGCCCTGGGTGATGGCCCCAGCAGCCTTGGTGATGTCTGCGACACCGACCGTAACAATCTCAACGTCGTCACCAGAGACGGCATCGGACACTGCCAAGCCGAAGAGTGACCCGACAATGACTCCATTCCCACTGGCAACGTCAGCAGGGGCGACAACAGACACTGTGTCGCCAGATTGAATCCAATTTTTCATTGGTGTTTCCTTCTAAATGGCACCAAAAACGGTGCGGTGGACAACTTATGCGCCGGGGTTTTTGTGGAAACCACGCCAATCAATGGCTTTGGCACCAAAATCCAACCGGGCTTTGATTTCAATCCCATCCACATCAAACCCAACTTTGGTCTCGATGTAGACGCCTTGCTGGCCTTCAAGATACGCATACTCAATGGTGTCCAAAGCCGCTGGCGATGCCGCCAAATACCATGCTGTCGTGCTGTTCGTGTCCAGGCGTGGCTCGGTGATCACGGATAGGGATCGCATGGAGGTCGGAACCACGTCATCGGGTTTCGCTGGTGCCAGATTTTGAGCCAAGAGTTGTTCTGCTACCACTTCCAATGCGGCAGGGACAATCAAGAAGGAGGGGCGAATGTTGAGGATGGTTTTGCCGTCGATCCCTGTTTGAAGGCCCATGTTTTTCCGACACACTCCAAGCGACGCAACGGACAATCCTGTCCCGGTTGCCAGGAGGTTTTTATGGTTGGCATGAAATAACGCAGTATTGTCGGCCATCTTCGGATTGGCGGTGAAGATGCCCCAAACAATCTCATTTTCCAAATTCGCCGCAGCGGCACCGAACAATTGGGGGATTCGGGTGAAAGCTTGGAGGTCATCATTGATGATCACCTGACGCGAAATGGAAATGATCTTGCCGAAGGTTTCAATGCGGTAGGATTCCGCAGTTTCACCCAACGATCCACGCTTGTATTCCCCACCTTCCGCGACCTTCTCAAGGCTAGGGGCTTCACCCAATTGTACCCGCGATACGGACTTAAAATCGCTGGCGGTGACTTGGCGGCAGAAAGATTGAAACGTCCTCTGCGCGACTTCATACGCACTTCGCAAGGTTTTCTGTGCGACGTTGGCCAGCAAGATCGGAAAATCAGATCCAGTGTGCAATGCCCTGGTGGCGACCTGATCGCGGCTCATTCCCTTTAAGCTGACGTTTTCAGCAGCCAAAAATGATCTGGACATTTCCAAAAGGGTCATCCCCGACCATTCTCTCCCAGCATCCGTAATCTTGTGGGTGGTAGGGGAAAACCGATGCAGCAGGGCGTTTTCCACGGCGGCATTGCGGGTCATTTTTTCATCTTGACCACCAGCAGTGGCCACAACGCCGTGCGTGACCATCGTTGCCGCAGACCTTTGTGCCGCAACGTCAATCAATGCAGCCCTGGCAACATCGACTGCCGCGCCGGAACTCACCAATTTGTCGGCCAAACCACGGTCTAACCCCAACTTGACCTGAGTGTCATAGATCGCCGCAGTGCGTGATCTTTCATCGGATTGAGCCTTCTGGATCATCTTTTCGACATCAATTTTCCCTGGTTCAGTTCTGACAGTCAAAGTTGGCTCTGTCATTTCAGTGGCCGTTGAACGTGTTTGCGCGTCGGCGACTGGTGGGGCCACTACGGGTTCGCTTCGGTTGGATTCTGCTGGAACCTGATCCCCCGGCAACTGTCCTTCGTCTATCGTTTTGCTCATGACTGTTCCTCTATTTTCAAGACTGCATTGGTAAATTGTTTGTCCATCAACTGCGCGAAACCCCGCACCCATGTCGGCACCGACCGGGACAATCGATATTTCTTTCGGCGTCCAATCCACCGCCTTCCACTGTGGGATTTTGCCGCGCTCCTCAGTTACTTCAACCCTGGCAATCGTATAACCGACCGAGATGTTGCGGATGATCCCATCCTTCACATCATTGAGGATCGCATTCACATCTTCACGAGTTGAAAACCGCACCGTGGCATGGCCCTCAAAACCCAATGGCCCGTTAGCAATCCATGCCCTTTCGACAACACCAATAATGCTTTCCAAGTTACTCCGATCATGGTTCGCTAAAAGCGGTGCGCCAGCGTTAAGGGCTTCCAGGTGGACGTGTTCCGGTGCTAACGAGAGCGTTTCGTCGTAAACCTTGTCTCTCATCCAGTCGGTTCGTCGAACTGCTGCACCTGTTGACCAGACCACGTTCACGGTCCTTGCCTCGGCGTTCATCGTATCGGGGGCAAAACTCGCCATTCGGACCTGCATGGGCAGGTCAATCACTTTGGCCATTTGATACTCCTGTGGGGCGTGGTTATCGTCCAGAGACGGTATATCGAGGATCTGTCGTGAGTTTCAGATTGAGGTTGTCCAATTGTTGGTTCGTTCTTGCGATTTCGGCCAAAACCGTCTCAGGGTCATAACCTTGGCGTGCGATTGCCTCGGACAACGTCATCAATCCCGCACGAACCAACAGGATCTCACCCATTGTGTCTCGCTGCGGATCAACCGCCTCAAACCTGGGAGGCGTCCACTGGAATGAATAATTGCCTGTTTTAAGAAGTCCTTTGGCCTGGACAACATTGAAAAACCGCCTTCCAATCGGATTGCAAAGCTGTGGGATCAACAATTGATGCTGAGTGGCTTCAATCCGACGCCGAAATTCGATAAGCCCGGCACGCAAAGACGAATAGTTGACCTGGGAAAGATCCCCCGTCAAAAGTTCGTAAGTCAGTCCCAATGCCGCCGAAACAGCGTGGTAATGCCAACGCATGTATTCGACATATCCAGAGGTTTGTGCAGGAGAACCGAACCTGATGTCTTTCCCAGGAGGTAGATATTCAATCATGCCTGGTTCAAATTGTTCCCTCATCGGTCCTGATGGATCCCCTTTTTTGATCCCAAGTGCATCGGTCGGTGAAGCATTTACCACAAACGCGACGAAACAGGATTCCATTTTCTTGCGGAGTAATTCCGCATCATCGTAATCATCCAAGTCCTGCATCCGAAGGAGAGCAGGTGCGAACCATGTCACACCACGATGTTGCCCAGGCCGTGTTCGGTTATAGATATGGAGGATATCCGTCGCAGGAACCCGAATGCTTTTAAAACTCGCTCTTCTGGCCAAGGACGACGACCCAGGATGTGTCGGATAGAGATGATATGCCACCCGGTTACCAAAAATGTCGAATTCGATCCCTTGTTGAATGTAGCCTCCATCATCGAAGGATTTTTCGAGGCTGTTATCCAAATGATCAGCCTCCAGCACCCTCAAAAGTAAAGGAACCTTCATGTTGGAGTCGGAAGGCATGTTAATCATCTGGAGGAGGCACTCACCACTTTCCACCATAGATGTTGCCATCAATGTTTGGAGACCGTTAAAATCGGACCTGCCATCGGCGTCACAATTGCCAGAGAACTCATCCCAAAGAGATGTGATGTCGTCGCTCCTTGCCGAACTGGCGGCGAGCCTCGGCGTGATGCCAGTCCCAACCAAACTCGACGCATATGTGGCGACTGCCTTTGCTGCAAATGGATTGTTCCTGACAAGATCCCTGGCGCGATTCCTGAGAATTATTGTTTGGTTTCCGATCTCGGAATTGGCGTCTAACCCTGTGGCAATCCACCCGTCGGTGCGGCGTCCAGTTTTCGCGCCTTCATAACTCCGCAGGAGCAAAGACGTTGCATTCCTCGCTTGCGCCCTCCTTAATCCCCTTTCAGGCGAAATCGCAGAGATGACTTTTTCTAAAAAGTTCATAAATCACCCTCGACGAAAACTGCCAAATGAGAAATTCTGGATCGAAGATGAAGAACCCGTCGATGTCTGTCTTATTTCCTGTTCGATCATCCGTATTCTTCGCAACAAGTCAGCCTCCGACCCGTATTCAACCGTTTTGCCTTCGTGAACGATCCGAAGTGCGCCTGATGCATAGGCTTTTCTGAGTACATCAAGTTCTGTTTGTGTAAAACTCATCGCCTTGGCTCCAACCATTTTGGCTTAGATCCACCAAGCCATTTAGACCTTTTTGTTTCTACAGCTTTTCCCTGAACAATTTGGCGCATTGGTATTTTTGGATTCGTTATTGTGTTGCCCTGCGTTTGATCCTCTTGTTCGACACCTTCTTTCAACGGAAATGATTCAATCCAATCCGATTCATCCCCCAAGTTGAATCCTCTGGCATAAACACCATGGGCCGCTGCCATGGCATAAACTCGACAGTCCAGTGCTTCGTTGCGTGCGCGATCTGGTTTAACCCACGTCCTGACCGGGCGACCTTTCCTGTAAGTCGTGGCCACCCTTTCCACGGTCAACTGGCGAAAATATTCTGCATCACTATCTAAAGGAAAATGGCAGTACCCTTGGCCAGGTTCACTGATGCGAAGCCTTGCGTAGATCGATTCTTTAGCTGCATCCACACCGATGATGAAAATCGGAACCCCACGGGTGGTGTTGCGGCTGGCGCGGAGAGGCCAAATTGGTCTGCCCATTCCGCCCATGCCCTTAATGCCCCAAACCCGTTCTTCAATTTTGCCTTGGCAGAACTGATATGCCTGTTGGGTATTAGAACCGCCGGTGTCGATTGCCGTAGCAAAAATGGGGAGATCATCGACCTGCCGGGAATGCGGAAATGTCATGTGGATAACGCGATCCAGATCCTCCCACACTGCTCGCCCGGTCGGGTCGCCAGGGATGACGATATATTTGATTGACCAGGATTCTTCGTCTCTGCCCCATCCCACAATTTCCAATTCCAGTCGGTCTCGTTGAACGTCCACACCCATGGTCAAGAAAACGACGCCTGGTGGCAGAAGTATTCCAAAATCCTCCCGTCGCGCCATAAACCCTTCGCTGTCCAGTTTCTCGAAGGATTCCTCCCAAGTCTCGCCTAGTTTGGTGTTGACCCACACTTTAAGGCGGGCCGGATCCTTATAAACTTTGCCATGTTCAACCGCGATTTTCGCCCACGATGTCCATGGGGAGTAGAGGCTGGAAAGATGAAAACCGGCGATCAATCCATTGCCTGGGTTTTGGGCAAACCACTCCCCATTGGCCAGCATCCACATTTTCTTGTGTTCTGGGATGACTTCGCCACATTGCAAACACTCATACCAAGCCTGATCCCTTTTACCTTTCAGGAATTTTATTTGTTTCCAGAGGAGAGGTTGTTTCACCAAGCAATGTGGGCATGGGACATCATATCGACGCTGGTCGCTTTCTTCGTAGGCTTTTTCAATCCTCGAAAAACCTTTGATAAGCGGAGTCGAAACCATGAAAATTTTCCGGTTCGGAAAATTGGCGGTACGCTCAATCGCCAGATCAACAGGATCGCCCTCGCCATCCGCATCATGGGTATAGTTATCAACCTCATCCAAAAACAGGAACCGAATTGGCGTGGACCGCAACCCTGTGGCTGACTCCGCACCTGTGATCTTTAAAAATCCTCCAGGAAAATCCTTCAAAAGCAGGGTGTTTCCGCTGTCTCTGGATCGAGGAGGATGCACCCGATCTCGCAAGACTTCGGATGCCTCTATCATTTTATCGATTCGCTGCTTGGAATATGCCTCCCCTGCATTTGTGGTCGGCTGAACCATGAGGATTGGTCCAGGGGTCAAATGGATGGTAAATCCAATCCAGTTGTTCCCCGCCTCAGATCCACCTGTTTGCGCACCTTTCATCAATACCACTGTCTCCACCGGAGACGATGGGGAAAGGCAATCCATGACCTCTTTCAGATAAGGAGTCCGACTGGTACGCCAAGGGCCGGGTGCGCTCGAAGATGTGGTCGTCAGAATCCGATGCCGATCAGCCCAATCACTGACCGTGGTCGTCGGGTCTGGTCGCAATCCATCGAAAAATGCCTTGGCATATATTTTTTCAGCAGACATCCCTGCGGCCACGTCATTCTTCTCCTCTACCATGTCGTGTACGGGACCAGCGTCCAATTCAAACGTGCATATTTCCTTTTCCAACTGTCCCCAATCTAATGAGGTATTTTTATCCATCACCATCCTCTGATGATTGGCTTCCGGCAATCTCGGTCAGCAACTCGCGGACAAACCGTTCCAAAACAATGCGCATTTTTCGTTCGTCAACTTCCAATTCAGCCGCCATTGCGCGATACACGCCAGATGCCCAGTTTTCCAACAATGCGCGGAATTCTCGCCCTCGTGCCAAAGCCTCTTTGCGGACCTCCTGTGCATCCAGGAGCGTCTCAAGTTCTTTTTTTTCTTTTATGTCCAGCAATCCGCCCTTTTTGACCTCAGTGCGGATTCGGGCAATAAGAAGCTTGGTTGGCAAATCTCCAGGTGGTGCGCTTGGAATGTCCAAAGACATCGTTGATGCTGGTGGAACTGGTGGACTTGGTGAAACTGGTGGAACTGGCTGTGTGGGTGTTAATTTTCTCTTCGGCCCCCTGGCCGGGTCTCGAATCGAGTCCAACCCTCTTTTTGCCTGTGCTTCATCAATTCTTCCGTCAACCAGTTTGATGACGCCTTTTTTGATCAGTTCACTAACGTACTGACGAGAGAATCCTTGCCGTCGCGCCCATTCTGACTGCCTGACAAGCATGATATCGATTCCGGTAAAGTGTGTCGGCCCACATCATCCTGACGCCCGGATGCATGCCGATAAGATGAGAAAATTTCGGAGAAATCAAATGAGCAAACTCACACAGACCCAACGGACCCTTGTAGCCGCTGATTCTCTCCCGGTTGGGCCTATTCAACCACATGGTTGGATTCACCAGAGGCGACCCGGCATTGAACCAGGTCTCTCGGTTGGACGGGATTACCCGTTAATAGCATCCTTCAACCTTTTGCCAGCCTTAAATTTTACCAACCGGGACGCCGGGATTTGGATCTTCTCCCCGGTGCGTGGATTGTGGCCCATCCGGGAGGCACGTTCCCTGGTGGAGAATGATCCGAAACCCGGAACATTCACATCATCACCACTTTTTAATGCATTGGTGATCGCTGCGAATCCAGCCCTCAATACCTTTTCGGTATCGGTTTTACTCATACCGGTGGATTCAGCGACATTTTCTTTCAGTTCATTCAAAGTCATGGTGGTATTCCTGGAGAGAAGTGTGGCCCCCATTAATAAACGAAATCCTGTCAATCTGTGTTCCCCGAGTCTGCCAGACCCACTCCACGTTCCGCCGCCACATCCTCAAACGTTTTCCCACCGGAGCCGTCCAGGTAGACGATCTTGCCGGTGGCATGGATGAACCGCTTTACCGCCACATCCACATAGACCGGGCTGATCTCCATGGCGTAAACTTTCCGGCCCGTCGTTTCCCCTGCCATAATCTGCGATCCTGACCCAGAAAACGGTTCGTAGCACAGCCCACCAAGTTCCACATGCTGGCGCATAGGAATGGCGAAACAATCCAGAGGCTTCGGCGTCGGATGGTCAGGGCGTGCATCCCCGGTGAGTCCCTTGATGTCCCACACCGAATAAACTGGTTCTGCACCTTCGATCTTTTCAGGCCTGTTGCCACGAATCCAACCGTAGAAACAGGGTTCGTGCTTCCAGAGATAGTGCGTCCGTGTCAGAACGGGGGAGTTCTTGTTCCAGATAATCTGCTGGTGGACAAATGCCCCAAACTTTTCCCACACCGCCTCCAACATTGCTTGCCGTTTGGATGCGTGCCAACAGTACCATGCCGCATGGGTGCCAATGGCGTGGTCAATGGCGTTCTTGATGAACCCCTCGTAGAGTTCCGGTCCCTGGTTGGCGTCATCCCATGTTACTCCGTAGGTGCCAGACCAGTCCTTGTTGCCATCCAACCATCCTTTCTTCACCTTTCCCTCAGCGGCCAGCTTTGCTTTTTCCTGCCTCTCATTGATCGTCTTGGTGGGCGGGTGGTTGGTGCCGTCGTAATCCACAAGATATGGCGGATCGGTCGCAAAAAGTACCGCCCGTTCGCCTTTCATCAGCCGGATCACGTCATCTGCGACGATGCTGCTACCGCAAAGCAACCGGTGATCGCCCAGGCACCAGAGATCACCGGTGCGGGTGACTGGCTTGGCTGGCGGTTCAGGGATGGATTCTTCCTCCGTGGGGCCACCTTCACCAGCATTGCCCTCGGTCCCGTTTCCCATGTCCAACAACAAACGGTCAATCTCCTCCATATCGAAACCGGTCATCTCCATGTCGAAATCGAGGTCACGCAATTCACCCAGTAAGTTTTTCAACAATTCTTCGTCCCACTCGGCCCAATTGGCGGACTGATTGGCCAGCAGTCGAAACGCATTGACTTGGGCTTCGGTGAGGTCGTCGGCCAGGACCACCGGCACCGTTTCCAGATTCAACCGCCGGGCGGCCTTGAGACGCAGGTGACCGTCCACAACCAGTCCATCGCTCTTGGCGACGATGGGGATGCGGAAGCCGAACTCCCGGATGGCACCCACCATGCGGTCCACCACTTCATCGTTGCGTCTTGGATTTTTGGCATATGGAATCAACCGGTCCAATGGCCAGTCCTCAATCTGCAAACTCATTTGGTACTCCAGGGAAGGACGGAAAAATTGTAAAGTGAACTGTCAAGTAAGCTGTGAAAAATTCTTATTGTATTTCGGTCCATTATGTTGGTTCCAACTTTCCTAACCAATCGATTTGTCAAGTAAGTTAACGTGCCACTCCCTAGCCAAATGCCGGGGCCTCGCGGTACCCACCCCTCCCATGCCCAGGAAGGAACCAGAAAGCCAACCCTTGGCAACCTGTCGCACCGAGTTGCGTCCTGCCGAGGGATATGCGCCTTACTCGCCAGAGATGTTACCCGCGCCCGTATCTCGTCTGTTGAAGAAACGCAATCACGTCATGACAGACGCAAAGCCGTCGCAATGCATCGCAAGAACCCGTCCATAAACGAGTGCGAACCCAATTATAAATCTTTAAAAACAATGAAGTTATTCTCATTTTACACTTGATGGTGAGGCTCTAATGATGGCTTCATGGGGCCATCAGAAACAAACACCAACGGGAGCGCAAACCATGAACGACCTGACCAAGACCCAAGAGACCATCATCGTAGCAGCAACCACCCGCGAAGATGGGTCTATCTACCCGATGCCACCCCACATCAAGGGCGGAGCAATCAACAAGGTTCTTGCATCCCTCCGAGCCAAGGGACTGATTGACAACGAGGACAAGATAGCGATGCACGTCTTGATGGTGATTGACCCTGACTTCAAGTCTGCACGAGGCCAACACATGACTCGCGTCGAATCATCACAAATTGCCAAAGAAGATGCAGAGGCATTTGCATCCCAACAGGGGATGGTCTGGGACTGGCCGGGTCAGGCCAACGAGCCGCAAACGACCACGGCAATGGAAACTGACGAGGTTCCCAACGCTACCATCGACTTTGAAGATGAAGTCAAAGCCGCAGAACAGTCCTTTACCAAGCCAAAGAAGGTCAGGGACGACACCAAGAAGGCGAAGGTCATCGAGATGATGAAGCGACCCGAAGGAGCAACCGCCGCCCAAATCGCTGAAATGACGGGGTGGCAGGGACACACGATTCGCGGGTTTCTCTCCATCGCCAAAAGCAAAATGGGATTGGTGATAACCACCCAAAGGTTGAGAATGGTTGGCCCAAACCAACAGGGTTCACCCGGCTCGTTCACCACCTACTTCGCTCAATAACCAACCACCAACGACCGCCTCTGCAACGGGGCGGTCTCTGCTTCATTTGAATCCATGTTGGTTTACCTCGCCGTTGCCAGTGCCTTTTTCAAAGCCTCGACAAATCGATTGGAAAACCGTTCCCTTGCCACTTGCATTACCGTCTTCCGAAAATCAAACCGAGGATCGACGGACACTTTGTCCTTGAACACATAGACTAAATCGATAGGCAACCGCCTCCGACCACGCCGATGCCAGAGTGCCATGTTTCCAACATCAGAACTCTTTATGCGGGCAGAATCTTTATGATAAACAACGTTTGGTTTGTTATGAATCCGCCTTCGATAATTGCCCTTGACCTGCGACCTCGCTGTGAGCGATTTGCCCGTGATCGGTGCAATGAAATATCCCTTCTTTTGCAACAGGGAAGAGGGCCACTTGGAACGGGGAAGGGTTTCTTTCGGGTATGACCTCGCACCAACGGGGACACTCATGGCGTGGTTTTGTTTCTCTTTGATCCCGCCGGTTTCCTGTAAAACCATGAACTGGTCCAGCACCGACACCGTTGCCGTCAAGTCGGTTTTGTTGGCAGCACGAACCCGGATGCCTTTGGCCAACCAGCCGGTGCGGGTCGTGAAGCGTTCTGGCAATTGTCGCCGTACTTCTGCTTGGGCGTCCTGGGCTGTCTTGGTCAGGGCCTGAGCGGCGGCAAACCGAACCTGCTTTTCCAGATTGGCGAACAGACGGTTGACCTCCGATTCGGAGAACCCGGCTGTCAACAGCAACCCCTTCCAGATTTGACCCAGCCTGCCAGAAGGCCAATAAAAACGACGGTTGCTACCAGAACGATAATGCTTACAAAGACCGCTTCTGGATCGATGTGCATACATTTTCTCCTGTTGGCATAGTGGCAATGGCCGCAGATAGAGTTACCGACCTTTCCCCGTCCGTTGTAATTCCCGTGACAATCCAAACCCAGCGATACAATCATGTCCACACCGCGAAGCTTGCGCATCAACACGTTCCATTAATCGTTCCATAATTGAGTTAGTCGTTGCATTATGCTCGCGCAACAACTCTTTCAATTCATCCAGGTCTTCCCTGCGTACCCTTTCGTTCGCATGTAATATTTGGAAATCCTTGAACTCTTTTTCAATCCTATCGACATTCCGACTTATCACAGTTATTGAATGATGAATCCACCATATGGCCCCTGCGAGAACCAAAAAGACCGCCTGTGGTCCACCGTTGGTGATTGCAGCCAGTGTCGATACGATATCCATGTCGGTATACGTGACTTACGTTGGCTTGCCGTTTTCCGGCATAAAGATGGACGCAAGGGCAGCGGCAGCAGCCAAGAGATCAGTGACCGCCTTGGCTTGTTCTTGGGAAAGACCGAACAATGCCAAAAGAAGGGCAATTCCTCCCCATGTGCTGGGTTCCTTAGTCCTGCGAATAACATTGGCAAGAAGAGACATACTTCACCTGTATCGTTTTGTAATGACGGGGTGTTTAACCGATCATCCGCTTCCAGTTCGACATGTATTGTTCAACGGTGCCTTTCCCAAGCGGAGTGTTGTACCATTTCTTCCAGTACCCAGCTTGGCCAGCAATATCACCAGCGTTCGGGAGTCCTTGCGGGGAGCGCAGGTAGTGGACGCGGCACATGGAGCAGGCATAGCCCAGATCCCACATCAGCCTGGAATGGTCAGGTTTGGAATATGGTCCAAGAATGCTCAAGCCGACCTTGGGCCGGGATTGCAGGTAATTTCCCCAAATATCGTTATGGGTGGCTGGTTCCATCTGCCATAGGCCGCAAGCCGGGCCGGAACCGATCTGGTGGACGTAACGCAGACCGGATTCCTGGATAGCAGTACCCAATACCAGTTCCTCGGCAGCCTCGCTCCAGAGTTCAATGCGTTGGAGGGTTGGACGAATAATGTGTTTGCGGAGTTGAACCGGGTCGAGTCCCAATGGCGGTCTCCAGAAAGAAAAGCCCGCATCAGGAAGATCCGAGGCGGGCGTTGGGTTGATCATGTGGTATGTTGACATAGGCGTCCGGCACATATTCAATGAAAAAGTCGGTCACCCGTATTTTGGCTTGCTGCTTTTCAATCATTTCTTTCAAGAAAGGATCGTTATGAACAATGCAGTCAATAAAGTTAATCTGAAACGAGCTTCCCTACGGATTAACGCATTGGAAAAGCTGGTTTATGATATTAAAAAACTACCTGAAGATGCAGGGCTTAATTCATACGGCACAATTTGCCTATTGCTGACAGAGTTGCAGGAGATTGGTAAGGAAATGGGCCTTCCTGAAGCAAACATTTGGGAGAACTGCGAAAGAATTCGTGCGTCCTGCGGTCAAATTGTTGGTATTGAATTTGAATTGAATGATCATGATCTGATCGGATTTGCCGGACATGGGTTGTCAGGGCTTATTTTTTACTTTCGGGAACAGGCCGATGGATAGTACGAACGTTGCCATTTTTATCGACATGCATGTCGTGGAACATTGGATAACTTCCGTCCGGGTTGATATTCCGTAACATCTCATCTGGGAAAGCTTCAGGCAATAACCGCCACCATTCCACTTTCCGCATTGTTGAATAGCCATTCAGTGTTGGGAAAAGCCATTGCCCATCACAATAACTGGCCACCCCGAAGTTGAATGCATCTTGAACAGCCAATACCCGACCCGAGAATCCAGGAACAAAGATCCCAGGAATCCAATCAGTTGTTTTGAATCCTTCCATTGGAGATGTCCTTTTAAAAATAAAAAACCCACCTCGGGTTGCCCCGGGCGGGTTGGGATGGTGTGGTTTGGTGATGGCTTGATAGGTCGCCGTGCGTGCGATCCCGTCAGTATAGTTCTCAAAATAGCAAATTCTGTTGCAGTTGTCGCGTTCTTTTTTGTTGCAACATTGGATTGTGTCTGCTTTTAAGGCGGGAGGCAATGCAGTTGAGGGCGATATTCCATTTGCGCCACGCCGTGGAGCGGTCGTAGGCGAAGCGGACTTCGATCAGTTTCCACGGAATTCTTGTGGCCCGCAGCCACACCAGTTTGACCTGTTCTTGGTTCAACCAACGGAGCCACTCCATCACCTCGTCCATGCGGGTGATGGCCTCGGCAGACGGCTGACCAATACGCACCACCGCATCGTTCCATCCGTAGGCTTCCTTTGCATCGTGGATCACGGATGGCCATGAGTTACCGTATTCTCTAGGTTTCACCCCGGCCATCGGCAGGCGGCGCAAGGTGCTGGCGGCTTCTTCCATGCGGTCGGCCACCATCTTTAGGGTCCATTCAACCTCCATGCGTCACCTCCTAGACCAAGGCCCAATGGAGTATGGCCAAGGCATCGGCATCGTTATCGTCGCCGGGGTGGTAGCCTTTGGCCCGCATCGCGGTAATCATCGCGTCATTGTTGGCATTGCTCTTGCCGGTGACTCGGACTGATACTCTGTATTCTTCCCCGCAATCTTGGCATTTTTTGTATTTACGTTTATTGTCCATTTTCTCATCCGTTCCCAGCATCAACATCATCCGCGCTTGGCTCCCCAGTCACGTCCTTATGGTGGTCAATCGCCAAGTATCTGAGGAAGGAAAGGCATTCAGGGCAAATTTCACCTTCACGCTTTTCTGAAAAAGCGGTCGTAATACGGGCGATGTTCATTTCACGCTTTTCTGAAAAAGCGGTCGTTCTACCGGCGATGCCCATGTCCCGTTCGCACCCAAGGAATGGCCGCCATCCCCAATCTGTCATCACGACATGGCTTTTACTCCCTAAGGTATTTACCCATCCGATTTTTTTCATTTCAACAAATCTCCCTGTTTGGTTATACGGACGTTCCTCTCCGGGGATCCCCTCCGTTTGGTTCCTATGCGGAAGATGTGATTGTTCACCGTTATCAAGCCCCGGTCATAGGTAGTTTTTATTGGAAGTATCCCTGGCTGGTGGCATCATCCAATGGTTGTAACTCCCCCTCAGACAACTTTATCCGTTCTCTGACTTCCATCAGGATATTACCCAGCATATTTTTCCCCTTTCCATTGACCTCGCCCCACAACCTGTTTACCGCGTTATCGACCGTGGCCGACTCAACCAATCGCTCTCCCCCGGTAGACAAGAGTAAAGCTTTCAGGTCACGGTGCTGTGTAAACTTTGCCAACAGCACCTTACGCATCCGGTCAACTTTGATTTTACTCCAGTTTGGAGCGATGTCCCATGAGTAGAGTCCGTGTGCGGCCATGGCCAGCAGGGAGGGGGACGGGGCTGCCATCAGCCAGTCACGAACCTCTTTCGTCCTTGGCTTCCCAGCTTGATATGCGTGTTCCGATGTCGGAAAATTTTCCCCCTCGAAAACGATCTTCCTCCGATAGAGATTGCTGAACGCCCCATAGGGCTTGTCGCTGGCGCGGTAGAATTTAATGTCGTTCACTTGCGCCCCCTCAATCATAACAGTCGCATGGGATATTTGGGTCGATATCATCAAATTCTAAATTAAATATCATTTGTTTTGCCTCTTGTTCGGCTCTGTCACGCCAGTAGGTGGCCGACCTATCTCGCCATTGGTAATAATAGTTTTGGATGTTGCCACCACTGTTGATCAGTCTGGATCTACTAACGCTTTCCAACTGGACGATTTTGTCAAACATTTTCCGGTTGTTTTTGGCTAATTCTAAAATCTCCTTAACCCTCATAAAAGGGCAATGCCAACAACCACTTTTTACTGGAACGCAAATACCAGCCGACTTGATAATATCAATGCATTTTCGTCGATCAATCCCATGAGAAACTAATGGGTAGTGCTTTGGAAAGTCTTTTTTTTTCTTGTTGGCTGGTTTTGCTCTGTGGGACTCTCCGGCATCGATCCCAATTAATTGTTCTGGGTTATCGTCGATTGTTTTTATGTACTCCATGATTGGCCGAATTTTTCCATGATCCGTACAGTCCCTGCGCACGCGAGACCCTGTAACTTCGTATCTTTGCCACCTTTCCAAGACCGTCTCTTTTGGCCTTACTGTAATTAAATCCCTACCATTTTCATGCAAATACGGAAGAAACGTCTTGTTGATATACCTAATCGTTTCTGGCTTTTCATTGCCGGTGTCGCTAAATATAAACTTTACTTCACCATATTCCGGGAGACTGCCGTTAATGCACATGACCGCCAGTGCGGTGGAATTGACCCCGCCGCCGTATGAGAGCCAGAAGCTCATCCCCTGTACTCCTTCCACGGCACCGCCCGATAAAGCCCCGTCGCGGCCCACCGGGAGAACGCCATCAAGTCTTTTTGCTTCCGGTCAATCGGCATCGGATATGGCTCAATCCCGCGCTCGACCATCCTATTGAACCGATACAACCGGCTCTCGATGGTCTCTTCTTGGTCATGGCCGATGAGCATATAGGCCCGCAGGTGGTGCGGAGGAATCCCGGCCCGATCCAGACGGTCCACTCCATCGAAAAACCGTCGCTCGTCCCGCAGGCGGTCCCATGCGCAATAAAGGCGGCGTCGCTGGAACTTTGTGCATCGGTACTCAATAGATGCCAGTGATGCCGCCTGGGTATCTGTGATGGTCCTGATGTTGATCCCCTGCTCCAAACAGACACGGAATCCGCCTGTCCGGATTTCGTCGATTCGCTTGCGCCACGCCCCTTCCGGCTGGCCAAAGAAGTCGCTGTCTAACAGAAGGAGCTTGCGGGAGTGCAGACCGCCACGCCAGATATCCAGGATGGTGCTGGTAGCGCGGGGTTTCCCCTCTTTCTTGGGGACAATGCAGAATTCACACTTGAACCGACACCCCTGCATGGTGTAGCCAATGGAGGCGTCGCAATTCGGGTAGTCGGAGTAATCGACGCGCAACCACTCTTGGCCGATGATTTCCTCCACTGTCTGCCAGTTCCCCGACCCTGTGCCTCCAATAATCGCGTCCGGGAACTGCTTCCTGAAATCCTCTACTTGCCTGAATGAGGAATTGAAAATTGCAGACCCATAGACGACATCCGGCTTCGGCTCACCAAGTTCTCGTGTCAGCGACCGGGTTACGGTTACTTGGTCTCCGTTTTCCCTGTGGAAACTGGCCAAGCGCATTAGGGCCAGATTCGGCAACTTTCCGTCGAGCGGGGTGATGCGGACGTTCATTGTAGCTCCCCAGCAGCAAGTGATACCGCTGCCGCCATCCGCCTGACCCACACCGGCGTTGCCACCATCACGAAAGCCTCCCTTCGAGTACACTGATCTCTAAAATCGCCTCCCCAATAAGCCGCACCACTTGCGGCACCACGGAGTTACCCAGGGCCATCACAGCCTGTTTTCGCCATCCAGCCAGCCGTCGGGGAACCCCATGAACCATTGACACCACGTCGGGTTGAGTTGGCCACCAGGGGCGATGATGTCCCGCAACGGTTTGGAGCGTTTTGCCCGTTGAATTTCCCCCCGCACCGAGTCCAGGCGATATCCAGTGCGCCAGTCGGTTGCGCAGAGCGTGGGTAAGAGGCGTATCATCCCCAGGAGAGAGATGCCGCCACGCGGCCCACCGTGATACGTTCTCCCGTTCGCGTCCGTCGCGGTCAGGGTGGGCAATAATGAAAAGCCGGTCTCTCTCGTGATGCGCACCAACGGCGCAAGCCGGGATACAATGCCATTCCGCATCGTACCCGATCTCATCAAGTGCCCGGAGAATCTGGCATAGTCCTCGACTACGAAGAACTGGACTGTTTTCGATGATGATCCAAGATGGGCGGACATCCCGGATGACTCGGAACATCTCCCACCACAAGCTGGATTTTGGTCCATCCAATCCTCTCCCCAATCCTGCGTTTGAAATGTCCTGGCACGGAAATCCGCCGACAACCACATCAGCAAACCCGCGCGGCAGGTGCAACGACCGGATGTCTGCGTGCAATGGAACATTTGGATAGTGTCCCTCGATGTGCGAGTGGAGTGCTTGGTTGATCTCGCAAAACTGCACCGTCTTGAATCCCTCTGTCTTCTCAAGACCCAGCGTGAACCCGCAGATGCCGGAAAACAGATCAATGACGGTTAACATGGTGCGCTCTCCGTAGTCATTCATCGCAACTCATCTTTTGAGAACTTGGAACCTGCTATTCGCTGCTAAACGAAATGGCGCGTGCGGCATTCTGAAAGCGCATCACGCGCCACAACACCGAATCCAATCCGGTTAAAAAGCTGTAATCAACCCCCCTGCCGCGGTCCTCTAATTCCTGAATCATGGCCTCGGCCAAGTAATGTGCAGGTATTCGCTGCAATAATGTGCAAAGGCAATACCGCACCCATCAGCGTAGCTGAATCATGGCCTCAACCACATCCCTGTCGGTAATTTCGCAAGTTTTCATGGTTTTCCCCCCCACAGTCTGACCATGTAGGCGGTTCCTCGATAATTTCCTTCTTGCCAAGAGTGGGCGACGCACGACCAACAATGTCCGGCCAGGCGGATCAGCCACAGGAAGGGATGAAACAACAGGTACGCCAATCCTTCTCCAATCGTCTTGACCATGCGCCTACTCCATTAAACCGCTGCAATGTCCATGGGGATGGGTACATACTTGCCCATGCTGTCCCGCTCATAAACCCGGATATAACTCTTGGACCCCGTGGCAACCAGGCTGTCCTTGATGGCGTCCATAGCCCGGATCCAGGTGGAATCTTCGATGGAAAAGCGCAACAGGCTCAGGATACGGTGGGTGTTCAGCGTCCCTTCCTTGTCCACCTGGAAGGCATCCTGAACCAACACCTTGATTTCACTGCGGCTCCCTTCGGCCCAGCGGGTGATGCATTCATCCACCAGGGCTTTGGCGGCGTTGATCCCCTCGGAGAAGGTCATCCGGTCGGAGACGGCCAGTTGCACTTTGAATTTTCCATCATAACTGGTCAGGGTGATATTGCCTTTATTGCCACCCAGTTTGGCGTCCCAGCGTTCTGCCGACAAATCGACAAAGGCGTAGATATCGGCCATGATGGTGGCCTTGGTCTGTGCCAGTGCTTTCGATTGGGCT